CGCGTGTGCCGATACATCGCAAACTCACCGAAAAATCGCTGAAAGCTCGAAAGTTGTCCGTTTTGTCCGTTTTTCCTATGTTATAATTTAAACTGGGGACAGTAGGACAGCACTGACTTGCTCTTTTTGATGAATCTCCTTTCATGTGATTTACGGGGCGCAAGTCCCGTGCGGTGACCGAGGGCATGACCTTATGCGCCGCGCCATTTGCTTCCGAGCCTCCTATAAATTTGCGTAAAGGCACTCCGCTTTCGGGCGGGGTGTCTTTTTGCACCCCTCTCCAAAATTTTGACCCCGAAAGGTGTGAACCCCTTGCCTATCGAAAGACCCGACCGCAGCGGCGCTCATCAGCAGCAGTTCCGCGCGAACAAGAAACGGATATACGCCACGCAGACCGTGTGCGGAATATGCGGCAGACCCGTTGATTTCTCGCTCAAATATCCGCACCCGCTGTCCGCTTGTATCGACCACATTATCCCGATAGCCAAGGGCGGGCACCCGTCGGACATATCGAATTTGCAGCTTGCTCACTGGTGCTGCAATCGTCAAAAGTCGGATAAACTCGTTGAAAAGCAGGTGTTCGATCAGTCAGTTGAGCTCCTATCCAACCGCATACTGCCGCAGACTTACGACTGGAAAACGTTCTGACGGCTCAGCGGTGCGCACGCTGAACACTTTACCCGATGTTCGTCAAATGTTCGTCAAAATGCATGAATTTTCCACGATTTTTTGTGACTTTTGCTGAATTTTTGGCAGCATATGGGGGGGAGGGTACCCCTTGAACTTGCGAGCGACCCTTCACCCTCTGCACTGGTTATATATCTCGCAGACTTGAAAAGTTTGGAAACGAAAGGATAAAACATGGCTGAATATAAGGGCATGGAGTACCTGCGGGCGAAGCTGAAATGCAAACGCCGCCGTGTGCAGGTGCGTTACGACCATTACCATATGAAGAATAAAATAGCAGACTTTGGCAAGATGATACCGCCCGATTATCGCTGGATAACCCCCGTGCTCGGCTGGTGCGCCAAGGCGGTAGACGCGCTCGCCGACCGCATAGTATTCGACGGTTTCGACGGCGGCGACGGTTTTCGCGTCAATGAGATACTGACGGAGAACAACAGCGACGTGCTCTTCGACAGCGCGGTCATTTCGGCGCTCATCTCGTCCTGCTGTTTCATCTACATCTCGGCGGACGGCGACGGCTACCCGCGTTTGCAGGTCATCGACGGCGGCAGCGCGACGGGCATTATCGACCCCATCACGAATATGCTGCGCGAGGGTTACGCCGTGCTCGATACCGACGACCGCGGCGAACCGACTATCGAGGCGTACTTCACCGCCGAGCAGACCGAGATCTACCGCAAGGGCGAGGACGTGCAGATATACGAAGACCCCGCGCCCTACCCGCTGCTTGTGCCGATGATCTACCGCCCCGACCCGGTAAGGCCCTTTGGGCACAGCCGTATAACCCGCGCGTGTATGGAGCTGGTGCAGGAAGCACTGCGCACTCTGCGCCGTTCGGAGATCTCGGCCGAATTTTACAGCTTCCCGCAGAAGTACATTTTGGGCTTGTCGGACAGCGCCGAGCAGATGGACAAGTGGGGCGCGACTATGTCTTCGATGTTGGCGGTAACGCGCGACGACGACGGCAACAACCCCACCGTCGGGCAGTTTCAGCAGCAGAGCATGACGCCGTACTCCGAGCAGCTAAAGTCGATAGCGAGCCTTTTCGCAGGCGAAACGGGCTTGACCCTCGACGACCTCGGCTTCGCAACGTCGAACCCATCAAGCTACGACGCTATCCGCGCGAGCCATGAAAATCTGCGGCTGACGGCGCGCAAGGCTCAGCGGACGTTCGGCACGGGCTTCCTCAACGTCGTGTATCTGGCGGCGTGCGTGCGCGACAAGGCGGCGTATACGCGCTATGCGTTCGCAGGTCTTACCCCGCGCTGGCTGCCGATTTTCGAGCCCGACGCGGCGGCGCTTGCGGGCGTTGGCGACGCTATTTTGAAGATAAATCAAGCCGCCCCCGACTATCTCGGCGAGAAGAATATCCGCCGTCTGACGGGCATGGAGGGCGAAAATGGCTGACATCGGCGCAGAGCTGCTCGAGAAAATTCGGGCGTATTTCAAGAAAAAATGTCAGGGCGACGCGTACATACAGTCGGTGCTCGGCAAGGTCGCGGCGGGCACGGCGCAGATGGAAGAGATCTCGCTTCTCTCGCAGTCGATAGGCTTTCGGGCTTCGCAGGCGATAAGCGAATACGTCAACGTCGCCGCGCTGCCCGACGGCAAGATGTACTACAACATCGCCGACACGATACTCTCGGGCGTGCTCAAAGACAACTACGAGATCATCAATTCTGCGGCGGCTGAGTGCCAGCGTGCGCTTGACCGCAAGATGGGAATTAACATCGAGCCGCAGCGTGCGCCCTACCCCGCAGAGCGCGTGCAGGCGGTAGCGGGCGCGGCTTCCGCGCCCGACATTTCCGAAGAAAAAATGGTGCGCCGAATGACATCGCCCGTAGAAGATATATCTAAAAGCTTTTATGACGATTACGTCAAAACGAACGTTGAATTTCGCAGCAACGCCGGGCTAGACTGTTACGTTATACGAACTAACCACAACACTAAGGGTACTTGCTGCGATTGGTGCGACCGTTTGGCGGGTAAGTATCATTACCCCGAAGTGCCCGAAGAGGTCTACCACAAGCACCATATGTGCACCTGCACCGTGACCTATGTGAATGGCAGAAAGGCGCAGGACGTGTGGAGCAAGACCTCGCGCGAGCTGCCAGCCGAAGAGCGGGAGCGAATGAAGCAGATAGGTTTCAAGAAGCCGACCATTTCAGCCGAAGAACGCGAGCAAATGTTGATCGCGGGCATGAAAAAGCCGCAAAGGCTTGACATTGCGGGGAAAAGTGGTATAATGGATAAAGGCGTAAAGGTCGATATGCAGTATTTTTCTGAGAAAGATATTGAAAGACAAGAATCAAATTCCTTAAAACGCGCTATCCGCAATTATAAAAGGCGTATAAAAGAGCATGAAGAATATATCAGCAACCCATATGAACACTGTCCTGACTGGGATAGCTTTGACGACCGTAAGAAAGAAGGTCTAATAAAGCACTGGAAGAAGGAAATATCAAATTTTGATGAATCTATTCAGAACAGAGTTACAGAGCTAAAGAAAAGAGGAGATCACGATGAATAAGCTTACAGAATCTGAACTTGAATTTATTATTTCAAGGGTCTTGGACAATGCAAAGGACGCGGCGGAAAGTACCGAAGAATCGCAGTTCAACGAGGGCAAAAAGCTTGCATATTATGAAATACTCGACACTATCAAAAACGAGTTGACTGTTCGGGATATTGACGTAAAACATTTCGGGCTTGACACCGTACTGGAAGAACTGCTTTGACACGAAAATAACCCTTGACCGCTCCTCGCACCCCGCGAAGGGCGGTTTTCATATATCCACATTCAGCACTCTGCTTCGGCAGGGTGCTTTTCTTATGCCAAAAAAAGGAGGTAATCAGCTATTGAGAAGCGTATCGGCAGGCAGACCCCCACCGTATCGGTAGTGCTGCCGTATGAGCAAACGCTCGGCGGCGAGGCTGTCGCGATGTACAACAAGTCGGGGCGCACCGCGCAGCAGTGGCAGGAACTGATGATGTACGACATCATGGCGGTGGACGGCGAGGGATTGTGGCGGCACATGAAATTCGGCTGGTCTATACCCCGCCGAAACGGCAAGTCAGAACTGCTCATAATGCGGTCGATATGGGGACTGCTCCACGGTGAAAGTATTCTCTACACCGCCCACCGCACCTCCACCTCTCACTCGGTGTGGGAAAAGGCCACCAGCCTGCTCGCGAAGATGGGCTACCGCGAGAAAGAGGACTTTAAGACCGCGAAGCAGTTCGGTCTTGAGCGTATCGAGTGGCTGGGCGGCGAGGGGCTGATAAATTTCCGCACGCGCTCGAGCAAGGGTGGGCTTGGCGAGGGTTACGACCTGCTCATCATCGACGAAGCGCAGGAGTACACCACCGACCAAGAAACTGCGCTTAAATACGTCGTTACCGACAGCCGCAACCCGCAGACGCTCATGTGCGGCACGCCGCCGACGGTGGTATCTGCGGGCACGGTTTTCACCAAGTACCGCAAGACGACTGTCACGGGCGGCGGCAACGACGACGGCTGGGCGGAATGGAGCGTGCCTGCGCTCACCAACGCCCACGACCCCGAATTGTGGTACGCGACAAACCCGTCGCTCGGCACTATCCTCACCGAGCGCGCTGTACGCTCCGAGCTCGGCGACCCGCAGGACGCCCAAGTGGACGACAACATACAGCGTTTGGGGCTTTGGCTGACGTACAACCAAAAGTCGGCTATCAGCAAGGGCGAGTGGCAGGCGTTGTGCGTGACCGAAAAGCCGCAGCTCACTCACGAACTGTTTTTCGGCGTGAAGTACGCCAAAGCTACCGAAAATGTATCGCTCGCTGTAGCCGCAAAGACCGCCGACGGCAAAGTGTTCGTCGAAGCCATCGATTGCCGACCCGTCCGCGAGGGCAACGACTGGATAATAGCGTATCTGCGCAACCCGCATATGCGCGAAACGGTCATAGACGGCGCAGGTGGACAATCTCTGCTCGCCGCCGACATGAAAAACGCCGGTATACGCCGCAAGCCGATACTCCCGAAAGTTTCGGAGGTCATAACTTCGGCGGCAAGCTTTGAGCGCGGCATTTTCGCGCAGACGATCTGCCACGCCGACCAGCCGTCGCTGGAACAAGTCGTCGCCAACTGCGAGCACCGCGCTATCAGCTCGGGCGGCGGGTACGGTTACACGTCCATTTTAGAGGGCGCGGACATATCGCTGCTTGAAGCCGTCGCGCTGGCGCACTGGGCGTGCGTGAACACGGTCAAAGAGAAGAAAATACAGAAGGTAAGCTGGTAACGGCTTACATATATACCCACCGCGCAAGCGGAGAAAGGAAATATTATGGCAGATTTTAAACCCATCGAAACGCAGGAAGCTTTTGACGCAGCGGTCGCCGACGTGAAAAAGCAGTACGAGGGCTGGCTCTCGCCCGAGGACTACAACGCAAAGACCGCCGACCTCGCGAATCAGCTCGAAGCGAACAAGACCACCATTGCCGACCTTACGGCTAAGGCAAAGGCGTATGAGAGCGGCGCGCTGAAAATGCGCATCGCTCACGAGAACGGCATACCCTATGAGCTTGCGGGCAAGCTTTCGGGCGACACCGAGGAGGAGATCAAAAAGGACGCTGAAACGCTCGCAAAATTCGTGAAAAATCAGCAGCAGCCCCAGCCCCTCGCAAATACGGAACACGGACACGTGAACGGCAAGGACGCGGCGTACAAGTCGCTTCTCGCCGACCTCAAAAAGTAAAGAAAGGAAGTAATTAACTATGGCAGACATTCTCTCTAAGGGCGCAAAATTCGACCCGCAGCTCGTGACCGAGCTTTTCGACAAGGTAAAGGGCTTTTCATCGCTCTCGACCCTCTGCGCGCGCAGCCCTATCGCATTCAACGGACAGAAAGAGTTCATCTTCAGCATGGACGACGAAGTAGACCTCGTTGCCGAAGGCGGCAAAAAGACCCGCGGAAGCGTGGCTCTCGACCCTATCACGGTACTGCCGCTAAAGGTAGAGTACGGCGCAAGAATGACAGATGAATTTCTCTACGCCTCTGAGGAAGCGCAGATAGAAATGCTCAAAAATTTCTCTGAGGGCTTCTCGAAAAAGGTCGCCCGCGGTCTTGACATCATGGCTTTCCACGGACTGAACCCGAGGACTAAGACGGCGGCGGCTATCATCGGCACGAACCACTTCGACAGCGGCGTTGCTGTCATCGCGCAGGACAGCAAAACGCCCAAGACCCCCGACGCGCTGATAGAAGAGGCTATCGCGGCGGTGCAGGGCCACGAGTACGATGTATCGGGCCTTACGATGGCTCCCGCTTTCCGCTCCGACCTCGCCAAGATGGTGGACGCGAGCGGAAGAAAGATATACCCCGAACTTGCGTGGGGCAGCACTCCCGCTCAGATGAACGGTATAAGCACGACCACCAACACTACGGTGTCTTTCAATTCAAGCAAAGACCTTGCGATAGTCGGCGACTTCGCGACGGCATTCAAGTGGGGCTATTCCAAGGAGATACCGCTCGAAGTTATCCAGTACGGCGACCCTGACAACAGCGGCCGCGACCTCAAAGGATACAATGAGGTGTACATCAGAGCCGAAGCTTACATCGGCTGGGGCATTCTCGACAAAAACGCTTTCGCCGTTATCCAGTCGGCGGCGACTGAGTAAGGGGGCATGGCAATGGCGGCAGTGTACGCGGCTATCGACGACGTTATACGGCTCGGGCGCAAGCTCACGGCTGAGGAACAGGAACTTGCGGAGGCGCTGCTGCCCGTTGCTTCCGCTAAGCTGAGCCTTATCGCAAAGAAGCACGGCAAAAGCATAGCGCTCATGTCGGCGGCAGACCCCGAGTTCGCGCTTGCGATCAAGGAGACCATCGCGCGGGCAGTTATCCGCGCGGTAAATGCGGCGGCTGATGATTCGCCCGCGGCAACGCAGGCTTCACAGGCGGCTATGGGGTACAGCATATCTATGTCGTACCTTAACGCGGGGCAGCAGCTTTACTACCTGCGCAACGAATTAAAAGACCTCGGGCTGATACGGCAGCGCTGGGGCGCACTGGAGGTGTACGGCAATGGTGACAATGATTAAAGGCATACCCGTTGAACTTGTGGTGCGCGAGCAAACAGGCGCTGACGCGCTCAACCGCCCGATATATGCGGAGCGGATAGAGGTAGTCGAAAACGTGCTTGTGGGCGCGCCCAGCAGCGATGACGTTACAGCCGCGCTCAATCTCAGCGGCAAGAGAATAGCGTACACGCTGGCTATCCCAAAGGGCGACGAGCACGTTTGGACTGACACAGAGGTGCGCTTCTGGGGCGGGCGATACCGCACCGTAGGCGAACCGACGCAGGGCATAGACGCGCTTATCCCGCTCAGTTGGAACAAGAAAGTGCAGGTGGAAAGATATGCCGACGAAGATAGTTCTGAACCATAAAGCGGTGGGCGACTACCTCATGAGCGACAGCGTGGCGGCACTGACGGAAGAGTACGCCGAACGCATACGCGCAAAGCTGCCGAAGCAGGGCTACCGCGTGAAGAATTACGCATGGACTAAGCGCTATCGTATACGCCGCCGTGTATCGTCGGTCGCGGCGACACACAAGCGCGCCATTCAGCAAAATCAGAAGAACAACACGATACTGAAAGCGGTCGGGGAGGTAAAGGAATGATAGAAGTCACGCTTATCGACTACATATCGCGCGGGCTGGACGTGCCGTGTTTTGCCGAAGAGCCCGCCAAGCCACCCCGAAGCTACTGCATTATCGAGCGCACGGGCACATCCGAACGCAACTGCATAACGTCCGCGACGGTGGCTGTACAAAGCTACGGCGGCACGCTGCTTGAAGCTATGGAGCTTAACGAACGCTTGCTGAAACTCATGCGGCGTATGCCGGAACGCGGCGACATAAGCCGCTGCGCGCTCGTCAGCAGTTATCCATTCAATGAAACGACTACAAAACGTTACCGCTTTCAGGCGGTGTACGAAATAACATATTTTGAGGAGTGATTTTATGTCGAACAACAAAAACAATGTCACTACGGGCAAGCCAAAGGTAGGCGGCGCAGTTTTCCGCGCGCCCTGCTCAACGCCCCTGCCGACCGACGCCACTACCGAGCTGAACGCGGCTTTCAAGTGTCTGGGCTACATCAGCGAGGACGGCTTGACCAACGACGGCAGCCGCACCACCCAGTCTATCAAGGCATGGGGCGGTGATGTGGTGCACGTTTCCACCACCGACAAAAAGGACGATTTCACGATGACGTTCATCGAATCGCTCAGCGCAGAGGTGCTCAAACTCGTTCACGGCGACAGCAGCGTCACCGGCACACCAGAGGACGGCATGACGGTAGCGGTAGGCTCCGGCGACCTCGAGGACTACGCATACGTTATCGACATGATAATGACGGGCGGCGTGCTCAAACGCATTGTGCTGCCCTCTGCGAGCGTTTCCAACGTTGCCGAGGTGCAGTATGACGACAGCGACGCGGTGGGCTACGGCGTAACGCTGACCGCTATGGCAGACAGCGCGGGCAACACCCACTACGAATATTTCAAGAAGCCCGCGACTGAGTAAGGAGGTACGGCATGAAGATGATTGAGGGCAAGACCGAGCACGGTTTTGCATTTAAGTACGAAGCTGAAAAGCTCAACGATTGGGAGCTGCTGGAAGACCTTGTGGCAGTAGACGGCGGCGACGGTTCGCGGCTCGTGAGCGTGCTCCACCGCCTGCTCGATGATACGCAGGCGGCGGCGCTGAAAGACTTTTGCCGCGATGAGAACGGCAGAGTGCCGCGCGACGTAATGGTGCGCGAGATCTATTCCATTATCCGCGGCGGCGAAAAAGACGGCGACGGAAAAAACTGATACTGCTCGCCCGCATGGTGAGCGCGTGCGAGGGCGAGTTGATATGCGACTTTGCCGAGGTCTACAACATATACGATCACCGCGCCCTGCCGCTGAGGACGGCGGCAGCGCTTGCGGGCGGGCTGCGCTCAAACTCACGCGCACGCATGGCTTTGGCGGGTGAAGATCATACGCTCAGCGAAATGCTGGGCGTTTTGATTTTTGACAAGCTTTCGCTGCTCGTGTGGCTGGGCAGCAAGGACGGCGCGCGCGGAAAGAACCGCCCCGAATCGCTGGCGGCTAAGCTTTTCGGCACGCCGAACGAACCGCAGACCGAGGGCTTCGACGACCCGATGGCGTATGAAAAAGCGCGGCAGAAGATACTTAACGGAGGTGATTAAATGGCAGACAGCAATGGCAAAGGCATTGAGCTTGCGAAGGCGTATGTTCAGATAGTGCCATCGATGGAAGGTTTGCAGGGGCAGCTGGCGAAGCTTTTCCCCGACGGCGTTGGCGGCGAGCAGGGCGACAAGATGGGCAAAAATCTCGGCAAAAGCCTGCTCGCGGCGTTCGGCGTGTACAAGGTCGCCGACAAGCTGGGCGACGTTATAAAGAGCGCGTTCAGCGAGGGCGCGGCGCTCGAGCAGTCTATCGGCGGCATAGAAACGCTGTTTAAATCCAGCGCGGGCAAGGTCGAACAGTACGCGAGCGACGCTTTCAAGACGGCGGGCGTAAGCGCTAACGAGTACATGGAGAACGTCACGAGCTTTTCGGCTTCGCTCATTTCATCGCTCGGCGGCGATACTGCTAAGGCTGCCGAAGCGGCGCACACGGCTATGGTCGATATGAGCGATAATGCCAACAAGATGGGCACGAACATCGCCGACATTCAGAACGCTTATCAGGGCTTCGCGAAGCAGAATTACACCATGCTCGATAACCTCAAATTGGGTTACGGCGGCACAAAGACCGAGATGGAGCGCCTGCTCGCCGACGCGGAGAAGATAAGCGGCATAAAGTACAACATCGACAACCTCGCCGACGTATACGCCGCTGTTCATGTCATTCAGGGCGAGCTTGACATCACCGGCACTACCGCAAAGGAAGCCGCCACGACGTTCAGCGGCTCGTTCGGCAGCATGAAAGCCGCAGCGGCGAACCTGCTCGGCACGCTCACGAACGGCGGCGACGTCAGCAAGGCTCTTGGCGACCTCGACGAGAGCGCGGGAAATTTCGCGGACAACTTTATCCGCATGGGCAAGCAGGGCGTACAGCAGCTAGACAAGCTCGGCGACGCGCTGGAGGACGGGATAGCGAAGAAGCTGGGTGTGAGCAAGGCTGAGCTTGAGGGCGTAAAGATAGTGCTTGCGGCGATAATAACGCAGATAGCGGCGGCGCAGATACTCGGCAAGCTCGAAGGCGTTACCATCTCGCTCGAAACGCTGCGCACGGCGGCTCTCAAAGCGGGCACATCGCTGAAAAACAGCATGACGGGCGGCAGTATAGCGATAGCTGCGGCAGCGGCTGGCGGACAAATGCTTGCAAGTATCATTGACGGCATTACGGAAGAAATCGACGAAGCGCACGACCCTCTCACCGACCTCAGCGCGGACACGCAGGGGCTTGTGAGCGCGGCGCATGAAGCGGCTAAGGCGATAGCCGAAACGTCGCAGAAGTTTGACGAGAACATGAACAGCGCGGAGGAAAGCAGCGCGGCGTATGTCGGCATGGTCGATAGGCTCGAAGAGCTGAACGCGCAGACTTCGCTTACCTCGGCGGAGCAAGCCGAGATGGAAAGCATAGTGCAGTCGCTCAACGAAGGAATGCCCAAACTGGGGCTTGCAATAGACAGCACTACGGGGCACTTGAACAAGAACCGCGCGGCTATCGAAGCGGTGGTCACAAGCTATAACAGGCAGGCTAAGGCACAGGCGGCGCAGGAAAGCCTTGTCGAGCTGTACAAGGAGCAAGCAAAAGCAGAAGAAGCGCTGAAAAATGCGACCGATGAGCGCACTGCCGCTCTTGCAGCGGGCACTGATATGCAGAGCGATTACGGCGCGGCTGTCAACACGGCATACGTTACGGCTTCGGAAGCTATGCGCACCGTAAACGAGCAGGTAGACGCGGCGAACACCGCGATAGCCGAGCTTTCGGAGCAGGAGAAGAAGTCGGCAGACTCGGCGCTTGCGAATATGTCGGAAATACAGCTTGCCGCCCAGCGCACCCACAGCGTCATATACACCGTCGGCGAGGACAGCTACAAAGTCAGCGCCGACGCCGCCGACAGTATCGCCGAGCTTTCGCGCCAATACACCTCAATGCTCGGCCAGACGGCGGACAGCATTTACAATTCTATGGATTTGTTCTCAAAGCCTGCCGAACTGGCTGAGGTGTCTGCCGAAGACCTCGTTTCGGCGATGGATAGCAACTACGAGCGCATTTCCAATTGGTCTGACGGACTGGCGGAGCTTATAGACCGCGGCGTTTCTGACGGTCTGATAGAAAAACTGCGCGAAGCAGGGCCCAGCTCGGCGGCTGAGATAAAGGCTATGACCTCGATGTCGGACACCGAATTGCAGGACTATTCCGACAAATTCGACGCGGCATATTCAAAGGCATACAAAGCCGCCGAAAAGTCGCTCGGCAATATGCGCGACGAATCTTCGCGGCAGATACAGAACATCATCTCGGACGTTGCGGGCAAGTCGCCAAGCTTGCAGGAAGCTTACGACATTCTCGGCGGATACGCGGCTGCGGGCTTTGCCAACGGTCTGACCCGCCCTGAAAAGCTTGCAGACATCGACAGCGCCGCACAGCGTATGGTAGACGCGGCGTACCAATCGGTAAAAGCGGCGGCAGGCATACACTCGCCCTCGCGGCTGTTCGCAGACCTCGGCGGATATATCCCGCAGGGCATGGCTCGGGGCATTTCGGGCGGCATGGCTGCGGTCTCGGCTGCTGCTGCGGACATGGTATCTGCGGCGGCGGGCGAGGTGCATTTGCCCGACTATACATCGGCAGACACCGCACACATCGCCGTCAGAGCCGCCGCTAAGCGCGACGAACGAACGGCAGGCAGACTGACCGCCAGCACCGCCGAGCACGCTCAGAGCGCCGCAGAAAGCGGCAGACAGGCGGTCTTTAACCTAGTGATTGACAGCGATACGGTAGCAAGCGTGATAGCGCCCGCGCTGGATATTATAAACGGCGCTAATCTAAACCTAGCAGCTAGGGGGGTAGCACGATGATTAAACAAATAACATTTAACGGCAAGTCAACAGGTGACTTTCGCGGTGTGACCGTTGCTAGCGGCAGCTGGGGCGCGCCCAAGCCCCGCGTGGTGCGCGAGAGCGTGCCTTACCGCAGCGGCAGCACCGACCTATCGGCGGTGGGCGGCAAGGTCTACTATGACGACCGCGACCCGCAGTACGTTTTTAACGTTATCGGAGAGGACGCGGAGGACACCGCCGACCTTGTTTCGGACGTTATCGGCTGGCTGTACTCCGAAGGCGATGGAATATTGACCGACGAGCATCTGCACGGCTGGAAGCTGACGAACTGCCGCTGTACTGACATCAGCTATGAATACATCGACCAGGCGCGGCGCGTGGTGCAGCTGACGGCAACATTTGCCGCCGACCCGTACATGATCTCAGAGGGCGCGGCGTTCGACATCGCGACGTTTACGGGCAACCGTTTAATGCTTCTCGATGTTGGCGATTTCGGCGCGACGTACTATGACATGGGCTCGCCCGCCGACTATGCGAGTTACAGCGATATATCCATATCAGATGATGGGCTGAGCGCGAGCGTTACCCTGCCATTCGGCGAGAACGTAACGCAGTACGCTATCCCCACGATGGGCGGCATAGTTACGGCGGCGAGCGGCGGCAGATACTCCACTGTGTTCGGACAGGACGACGACTATATCTATTTGCAGGCTGTGTACCCGAACGGCACCGCGAGCACATACGGCGTTACGCTCGCGCTCAGCAAGGCGGTAGGCTCTTCTGCGTTGGGCGCTGTAAAAGTGCCGTATCACGTCGGCGCGGGCACGGAGTTCAAGACGGCTTCGCTGGACGCGTACAGTTTGGTGTGCGACGGCGTGCCCGTGCTGTACGTCAACGGCGCGGCAGTCGATACCGAGCATTTCGCGGTCAAGAGCGGCAATAACAGGCTCAACGTTACGCACAACACCATGCCCGCCACGCTGAGATACTCGACGATAAAGGAGCGGCTGTAATGAACTATCGCGTAACACTGACCAACGGCACGCAGTCGGAGATACTGCACAGCTACCGTCCGTCAGACCCGAAGATCTCGCAGGCTAAGATAACAGAAGCCGTCAACGAGATACCGTCGTTTTCATTCCGTATTTTGCCAGACAACCCCGCGTACAACCCCGTTGAGGCGGGTGTCAGCACGGCGGTAGTAACAGACCTTGACCGCGGCGTAACGCTGTTTGAGGGGCGCTGTCTGAGCGTTTCGGACGGTATGAGCACGGCGGGACTGTTTGCGAAAACGGCGGTCTTTGAGGGCGAGCTCGGCTACCTCTGCGACAGCGTACAGCCCGAGGGCGAGGTGTCGCAGGGCACGATAAACCGCAGCACGCTGATAGACATTATCACGGCGCACAACGAGCAGAGCGAGCACCGCTTCGCGCTCGGAAACGTTGAAATGGCGGGATTTCCCGAGGGCAGTTCGTATGACTGGGGCGTGACGTTCGACGTGCTGCGGGCGCTGTTTGTTGACACGTTGGGCGGCGAGATACGTTTGCGGAAAGTCGGCGACACGCGCTGTATTGACTACGCGCAGGAGTTCGCCATCGAAAAAGATATGCCGATATACTGCGGAGGGAATATGCGCGAGATCACCTGCGCGGCGGACGTTAGCGGGCTGATAACGCGGCTGTACCCGCTGGGCGCGGTAAGGCAGTCAACGGGTTCGCGGCTGACGATAATCCCGAGCGGCATGGCGGGCGGAAAGAGTTACATCGAGCGCGCCGACCTTGTGGCTAAGTACGGCGTGCGGAGCGGCGTTGCGATATATGACGTACACGGCGACGGCGACACCCTCGTGCGCGGGAGCACAACGCTTTATCGGCGCGGCATGAACACGCTGAACGCCATCGCGATAGGTCAGCGGCAGTACAAGGTCAGCGCGCTGGACGTATCGGCGGGGTACGAACTTTACGGCGTGCACCAAGTCAAAAACGACATCATGGGCATAGACGAACGGCTGCGGATAATCGGCAGGACGATAGACCTAGACCGACCCTCAAACAGTACGCTGACGTTCGGCAACAAGGCGGCGACCCTCTCGAGCGCGGTCGCACAATACAAAGGAGTGATGAGATGATAACAGTATCAACGGTAGTGGAGCTAGACCTCAGCTGCACCGCGCCGCGAGCGCGGATAAACGCAAAGCAGGGCGACGGCGGCACGCGGCAGATAGTTGCACGGTTTACCAACGGCAGCGGCATTATTTCCGATTTAAGCACGGTAACGTCTGCCGAGCTTAAAATCCTGCGTCCCGACGGTGTGACGGTAAAGGCAGCTGCGGCGTTGTCTGACGGTGCTGCGACGGCTACGCTGACGGCGGAAATGCTGGCCGTAGCAGGTCGCGCGTTCGGCGACATGGTGCTATACGGCGAGGGCGAGAGCATATCGGCGGCGCGGTTCGACATCAACATAATGGCAGCGGCAGACAGCGGCATAGCCCCCGACCCGACCCCAGAGCCGCAGGACAGCGGGAAACCCGCCCTAGCCTCGGCGGTGGCGGAGGGGGTAGTTGGGGCGGTAGGCACGGCTGAGATGGTCTACGGCATGGACATTGACCTTATGGGCAAAAACTGGGAGCAGGGCAGTATATATGATAACGGCGATAATTTTAACAGTACCGCACGAATACGAATGCCCGATTATCTTGATATTTCAAACGCCTCCGATATTTTTTATTCGGGATTCACGGTGACCGCAAGTGCTGACAAAAAACTACAGTACACATTTGTATTTTTTGATGCGGAAAAGAAAATCTTAAAGACATCGACCAATAAAGACTGGCTCGACAGCGGCGCGCTGACAACGTGCGGCACAGCGTCTGCACCGTCATATGTGCGTGTGGTACTGCGCCATGCAGACAATAGCGATATGACCCCCGACGTGCTGACGTCGGCGCGGCTGAAAATATTAGCGTGAAAGGAAAATTATAATGGCAATAGAAACAACATATTTCACAGGTACGACCGCAGCAGCTAATTACGCTGAGGTGTCAGCGTGGCTGACGGTTAATGCGGCGGAATATTTTGATACAATTGATGTTCCATCGGGGGCACAAGAAGTAAACTGCAAAGTCGGCGATGTAACAGCATTAAAATTGGACTGGGGGACTGAATATAGTACCCAACGTTCATTTCAGATAAACGCCAAAAACGGCGCTAACATAAACAGCAATTATCAGTATTTTCACGATAGATGCTGTTGGCGCTATGGGTATAAAACCGACAGCGGAATAGTAATTTGCAACGGTAAAACAGATAATTATCAGGCATCTATTTTTATATCCAAAAACAATAATGGCGAACTGATTTTCGCAGCGCTACGACCCGACAACCCAAACATCAATAGTTGTAGCAACTGGGCAGAAATTATTGATTTCAATTCGCAGGCATCTATAAAATTCAATAGCAGCAATCAGGGCGACCCGGCGACAAGACATCGCATAAATGGCGTATTACCGGCGTCAATGACTGCATTAGTGCCTATCGTTTCGGACGTTGAAACGTATTGCGACAAAATCATGATAACGCCGTTTTCGCAGTACAACAATATGTGTTGGGGCGTTATCGACGTATCCGGCACGAAATACGTTTACAACGGCGTTTTCGCACTAAAGGAGTGACACCATGAAACAAAAATTGGCAAAATTAGTGGACGTAAAATCGCTTGTGACCCTCACGCTGACGGGCATTTTCTGCGCGCTGGCATGGCGCGGGGTGGTTTCGGCGGGGCAGTTTCAGACGATCTTCACCACCGTGATAGCGTTCTATTTTGGCACGCAGAGTGTGAAGAAAAGGTCGGGTGATGATGAATGACGGAAGCGATAATCGTTGCGCTGATAACGGCGGCTTCGGCGGTGGTCTGCCAGCTCGTCATAGCCGCGAACAGCCGAAAATCTATGCGGCAGGCGCAGTTCGACAGCCAAAAACTCATTGAGTATAAAATAGACAAGCTCTCCGAGCGGGTTGACAAGCACAATTCGGTCGTTGAGCGCACATACAAGCTGGAGCAGGATTACGCGGTGGTCGCCGAGCAGATAAAGGTCGCAAACCATCGCTTGACAGATCTGGAGGTAGAAAATGAAAAAAGGCATTGACATATCATACTGCCAAGGCTCGCCCGACTTCGCGAAAGTGCGCGGCGCGGTCGATTTTGTGATAATGCAGATAGGCTACGGGCGTTACGCGGGGCAGATAGACAAGACTTTCGCGCGCAACTATTCGGAGTGCAAGAAGCACGGCATACCCTGCGGCGGCTACTGGTTCAGCTATGCGACCACCGCCGACGAGGCGCGGCAGGAGGCGAAGTGCTGTATCGTCGCGATAAAGGGCAAGCAGTTCGAGTACCCCATCTACTTCGACGTTGAGGGCAAATCGCTGGTTGGACGGACGGGCGTGTCCGCGATGTGCAAGGCGTTCTGCGAGGAGCTCGAAAAGGCGGGATATTTCGCGGGAATTTACATGAGCCGCAGCCCGGCGCAGACTATGCTGACGGCAGAGGTCGCAAAGCGTTACGCCCTCTGGCTCGCGGAGTACGGCGGCAGGCTCAATTGGTCGGGCGAGGTCGGAATGTGGCAGTACACGGACGGCGGCGCAGTCGCGGGTATCGGCTCGGCGGTGGACTGCAACTACTGCTATGTGGATTACCCCGCGAAGATAAAGTCGGCAGGGCTGAACGGCTTCACCGCTCCAAAAGCCTTGAAAACGCTGGACAACGAGGGCTTCAAGCGCGGCGACAAGGGCGTAGGAGTGTACGCGTACAAACAGCTTCTGCGGCTCGCCTGCGCGGCGCTGGGCGTGTCTGAGAGCCTTGCAGATGACGGCGGCTTTGGCGGCGGTACGGAAGCGGCTACTAATGCGGTGCTCGGCAAGCTTGGGTACAAGCAGAACGGGGTAGCGGGTAAAAAGCTGATGAGGAAGTTGGCGGGGAAGGTGAAGTGATTGGTTAAATTCACTAAAATTGCGGTAAAAGTTTGTGCAATATTTTCTCGAAATGTTATTGACTTTTGTAGCTACATATGTTATACTATAATTACAGTAAGCAAGGCTTACAAGTTACGGGGCAGAACGAGAAAGGAGGAAATATGAGCAAGATGACCGCTAAGGAATTTGACCTGCTGATCTCATTGATACTTTCAATGCTGAAAAATGGCGAGACCGAAGAAGTAATAAAACTTCTCGAGGAAACCAAAAACAAAAAAAGCTCCGACTAAATAGCCGGAGCACCAAAAAAACTAAGACGGGCGGTTCTGCCGCCGCCTATCTTATTTTTTAATATATCACGTTTTGCCCCGAATGTCAAGATAGGGCGTGATAAGAATCGAAAACGGCAAGAAAAAAATGGGCAGACCTACCACTGAACCTAAGATCCATGTTGCAAGACTGAGACTGTCAGAAGCTGAAAAGCAAAAGCTTGACGAATGTTGCAGATTGACTGGCATGAGTATAACAGGGGTTTTAAAGCTCGGTATAGACAAGGTATACAACGATTATTTGCAAAAGTAAAAGCGGCAACGTCACACCGTCGAAAGCTGAACGTTACCGCAAAAAGAAACAACCCAAAATGAATTGCTGAACTAATTATAGCATATCCTTTTCGGGTTGTCAAGTGAAAAGGAGTTATGATATTTATGGAAAACGTAATTACAAGATCATGCGAACAGTTTGGAACTATAAGACAGATAAAAGGCGACCCTGCGCTTTGGTGCGGTTCTGATGTAGCTAAGGCTCTGGGCTATGCAAGACCAAATGACGCCATATCAGCTCATTGCAGGTGTACGGTGAAACGCCGTATACCTCACCCACAGTCGCCAAGCAAGCAGATAGAGGTCAGCTTTATCCCCGAAGCGGACGTTTACCGTCTGATCTGCCACAGCAAGCTGCCGAAAGCGCAGGAGTTTGAAAAATGGGTCTTTGAGGACGTTGTGCCGAAAGCTGTTCGCGGTGAGTCTAAGCAAATGACTTTTGACGATTACAGCTATTTCGATAAGACGTTCAACGGCGAACCTGTTGTGACTGTTCACGATATTGCTTATATGACGGGCATTAACCGCACTACGATAAGCGAAACGATATGCAGAGAGCTGGCTGATCATGTTGAATACGGTTTGCTTGAAAAAGAGCCGCTCGCGCAGTTCAAGAGAGAAAATCCGAAAGTACCGAAAAATATTCCCAGTCTGATAATAGTGAACAAAAGAGGTTTTGAGGCGCTTTGCAAGATATACGGTTTGGAGATCGAAAAGCCAAAATGCTTTGCAATAGAAGATAAAAAGCACCCTATGCAGTTCATAACGCCCGAGATCACGCGTCACTCGGAAGAAATTCGCCGAATGGCTGAAAGGCTGATACATCTCACCTATCTTCTTGATGACACGCACGGTCAGGTCCTTTGTGGTGAAACCTTCTATCAGTGCAAAATGGCAGTTATTAGACAGATGAAGGAAATAGGCTCGTGTATCGTTATACCGCGTAAAGCGACAAAATGAAGTGTTTTGAGTGATCGGAGCGCTTGTTAAACGGACAGCCGACAGGGTGCTTGGGGTGCTCTGTCGGCTGTTTTTTTGCATAAAAAAAGCGGGGCAACGTTCATAACATTGTCCCACCAAAAACCTATTTCAGTTTGTTCTATTACAATATATATTATATCACGATGAAGCCAATTTGTCAACAACTTTTTTTAAAAAAATAAAATTTGCAAATACGAGGCTGTTTTGAGCAAAATGATGGATATATTTTTGTTCAAAATGTTTAAGTACATTGGAGAATTCTTGAAAATCATAGCTTGCAACATCCTGCGAGGCAAGTTCTTTTAACGAATAGAGTACACAGACGATCTCACTTATAATTCTGCATTTTAGTCTTGTCTTTTTTCCATCGTTGCCAATATCTATATCAAGACTATCGATAAAAGCACGCATTCTAGGATCAATTTTTTTAGTTTTCTTGTAAAGAGTTGCTAGTATACAATTATTGTGAGCACACGCGTTTCTCATATTTTTTACATTAAAGAGAATATTCTCTGGAATAGGAGTTTCAGCTACATATGTATGCTCTCTAGGATAGAAAAATTTATAGAAGCTGATAAGATCGCCGAAAGTTATCATCTCAAGCATTATCCAAATTGGCACATCTACAGCGTATTCGATCTGCTTTCCATTATTGTATAGCGATACGGAATAAACCGAGTCATCAGTTTTAGGATAAATGTATTTACCAGCTAGTTTGTTTAAATATAAACTCTCTCTCTTTTTGGCAATGTCTAGAGCAACTTTACCCCCTGATCTTGTTTTGAAAAAGTCTTGGATCAATTCATATCCATCGTTGTTACATTTTTCAAAATCCTGCAATATTCTTAGCTTAAGGCTGTGTTCTATATCTATGCACATAGAAAAAATATGTTTTCTTATATTCATGTCAAGTATCGCTGTTGCTCTGAGTTGATCGAAGTTGAGATTGATATATTTTCCTTGGTTTATTCCGCACGGATATTTATCATACAGTTTTCTGTACGAACATAACCGCAGAAAATTATTACTTTCCAAAAGGTATTTTTCTACATATTCTTTAGTATGTGGTTCAATGATTATGCCCTTTTCGATCATTTTATCAACAAGTTCGGCTGAATTCATTTTTGGCTTTTCTAATGCCATTCTAGACTTGGTTGCGCACATTTCAGGAATGGAAAGCAAAACTGTCACCTCTTATTATGGTATTTACTAAATTATACAACATTTTTCTTGAAATTTCAAGATGTAAACCAAATGAAAAATGAAAAATATTATATTTTTATTTATTGACCTACATACCTTGACAAAATTCATCAAAAATGATATACTGATCTCGGTGATGTTATGGAAGTAAATTACAAACAGTTGGCGCGTGTGTATCGGCATATATGCGAGCGGACGGACTATTTCCGACCTGCTGACGAAGCGGCGCGCAAACCATTTCGAAGCATATATTCTGCTATCGTTACCGCAGAAATACAAGGTGTTGACATGGCAGCTACGAGAGCCGAAGTCTGCGCATTGATAAGTTGGACGATTCTTCGCAGTTTGCTTGATTATACTCCGTCAGAAGCTGAGCAATGGGAGTTCCTAAATGCCTATTATGAAATCTGAAACCATACACGTTTCATACACGTTCAAAGCGAATTGTAAAATTATGTATGTAAAGCTGTGAACAGAGAAAAGCGCGCAAAGCCTTGATTTTGCAGGGTTTTAGGTGTGTTCATGATGTGGCGTAAAAGGGGAGAACAGGGCTGTTTTTACTCCCTCCTTCTCCGCCAA